TAAGGTAGCAAAAGAAAAGATTGTTGACTCAGACGATGATGTAAGCGCTGACAGATTAAAAAACGCTGCCGCAACTAAAAAGCTAGCTATATTTGATGCTTTTGAAATACTTAACCGTATTCAACAAGAGGAAGATATGTTAAATGAAAAACCTAAAGAAGTTAAAGAGCAAAAAACTTTTAAAGGTTTTGCAGAAGGGAGAAGTAAGTGAGTTACGAGCAAACTCTTTGGGTAGAAATTAAAGACGTTGTAAATTCTAAGATATTAGCTAAAAACAATAGGTTTAAAAAATGGGAGTATGGTTATAACTCTGATTATGATTTTATAGTAAAATTGGACAAATCATTGAAATACAGAATCTCAGGATTGCTTTACCAGCAGCAGATGAACCGTTTAAACGAAGTGAAAAAAAAGCGGAACAATATTGGGAAAAACAAGAATACCCAAAAGAACTAAGTAAAATTAAAACAAGGTTTGATTGGGAAGAATATCCAAGTGAATTTAAGGAAAAATGGTATGACTACATTGATAAAGAATTTGAAAAAAGAGATAAAGGATTCTGGTTCTATAACAAAGGTGTGGCTACTTACATTACTGGTACTCACTATATGTATTTGCAGTGGTCAAAGATTGATGTTGGAGCACCAGACTTTAGAGAAGCAAACAGACTCTTCTTTATATTTTGGGAAGCATGTAAAGCAGATAACAGGTGTTACGGAATGTGCTACCTCAAAAACAGACGATCTGGATTCTCTTTTATGTCAAGCGCGGAGCTTGTCAACCAAGCTACAATATCTTCCGATGCTAGGTTTGGAATACTTTCCAAGTCTGGAGCAGATGCCAAAAAAATGTTTACAGATAAAGTTGTCCCAATATCCGTTAATTATCCGTTTTTCTTCAAACCAATTCAAGACGGTATGGACAGGCCAAAGACTGAGTTGGCATATAGGGTTCCGGCATCCAAACTTACTAGAAGAAAGCTTGAATCTAATGAACAGCTTAGAGAATTAGACGGGCTTGATACTACTATTGACTGGAAAAATACAGGTGACAACTCTTATGACGGTGAAAAGCTAAAGCTATTAGCTCATGATGAGAGTGGTAAATGGGAAAGACCTGACAATATATTAAACAACTGGAGAGTTACAAAAACTACATTACGTCTAGGTCGTAGAATTGTAGGTAAATGTATGATGGGCTCAACATCAAATGCTTTAGACAAAGGTGGAAACAACTTTAAAAAACTTTACTACGCTTCAGACGTTACTAGAAGAAATAGAAATGGACAAACAACTTCTGGGCTCTATAGCTTGTTCATTCCTATGGAATGGAACTACGAAGGATTCATCGATACTTATGGACTACCTGTCTTCATTAGAGGCAAAGCTCCAGTCAAAGGAGTTGACGGCTATGAAATTACAACAGGAGTTATCGAGCACTGGCAAAATGAAGTAGATGGATTGAAAGATGATTCTGACAGTTTAAATGAATACTATAGACAATTTCCAAGAACCGAACAACACGCTTTTAGAGACGAAGCTAAAAACAGCTTGTTTAACTTAACAAAAATCTATCAACAAATAGATTATAATGAAGAAATGTTAAATAACAAAGTTGTTACTAAAGGAAGTTTTATTTGGCAAAATGGTATTAAAGATACGAAAGTTTCTTTTATGCCAAATAAAGATGGTAGATTTTTAATCACTTGGGTACCGCCAGTTGAAATACAAAATAGAGTTATATTAAAAAATGGTTTCAAATATCCAGCTAATGAACATATTGGAGCTTTTGGCTGTGACAGTTACGACATTAGCGGTACTGTTGATGGTAAAGGTTCTAATGGAGCACTACATGGATTAACTAAGTTTTCTATGGAAGATGCGCCACCTAATCATTTCTTTTTAGAATACATATCAAGACCGCAAACAGCTGAGATATTCTTTGAAGACGTGTTGATGGCTTGTGTATTTTACGGCATGCCAATATTAGCAGAAAATAATAAACCAAGATTACTTTATTATTTTAAAAGAAGAGGGTATAGAGGATTCTCTATGAATAGACCTGATAAAGTTTGGAATAAACTTTCCACCGCTGAAAAAGAAATAGGTGGAATACCTAATTCAAGTGAAGATATTAAGCAAGCACACGCTGCTGCTATTGAGTCTTATATTGAAGAAAACATTGGTTATTCAGAAGAAAAAACTGGAGACATGTACTTTCAAAAGACTTTAGAAGATTGGGCTAGATTTGATATAAACAATAGGACAAAGCATGATGCTTCTATTAGTTCTGGTTTAGCTATAATGGCTTGTAATAAAAATAAATATAGGCCTAATCCTAATATAATTAAAAACAAAATTAATTTAGGTATAAAAAAGTATAATAACGATGATATTATTTCTAAAATTGATAAATAAATGCAAATAAAAACTTATAACGGTAGTTCTTTTCCTGATCAGGTAGTACCTGTAGAAGTTAAAAGCTCCATTGAGTATGGCAGGCAAGTCGGTAGAGCGATTGAAGGTGATTGGTTTTCTGGCACTAGAACTGGTGTGCAAGGTAGATATAATACTAATTATAATAATTTTAGAAACTTAAGATTATATGCTAGAGGTGAGCAAAGTGTTCAAAAATACAAAGATGAATTAGCTATAAATGGTGACTTATCATATTTAAATTTAGACTGGAAGCCTGTGCCAGTTATACCTAAATTTGTAGATATAGTTGTTAATGGTATGGATAGCAAGCTTTATGAAGTCAAAGCATTTGCTCAAGATCCGGGTTCTTTAAAACAAAGAACTAACTATGCCGAAACTATAATGAGAGATATGCAAGCTCAAGATCTTATAGAGCAAATAAAAGGTGTTACAGGAATGGATATGTATTCTACTTCTAACCCTGAAGATCTACCTCAAAACAAAGAAGAGCTTGATGTACACATGCAGTTATCTTATAAGCAGTCTATTGAAATAGCAGAAGAAGAAGCTATAAACAATACTCTTGAATTTAATAAATATGATTTAACAAGAAGACGTATAGCTGAAGACTTAGTTATATTAGGTATAGGCGCCGTAAAAACTAGTTTTAATTTATCTGAAGGAGTTACTATAGAATATGTAGATCCAGCTAATTTAGTTTACTCTTATACTCAAGATCCAAATTTTCAAGATATATGGTATGTTGGAGAAGTTAAATATATAAGTTTAGCAGAAATTAAAAAAGAGTTTCCAGCTTTAACTGAAGAAGAACTTGAAACAATACAAAAATACCCAGGTAGTAAAAGTTATAATTATCAGTTTAACGGTAGAAATGATGGGAATAATATAGCTGTATTATATTTTGAATACAAAACATACCATGATCAAGTATTTAAAATAAAAGAAACAGCTACTGGACTTCAAAAAGCTTTACAAAAAGACGACACTTTTAATCCACCAGAAAATTCTAATTTTGATAGAGTTTCAAGATCTATTGAAGTGTTATATTCAGGCGCTAAAATACTAGGCCATGAGATGATGTTAAAATGGGAGTTGTCTAGGAATATGACTAGACCTGATTCTAATCTTGTTAAGGTTAATATGAGCTATAATATCTGCGCTCCTAAAATGTATAAAGGTCGTATAGAAAGTTTAGTAAGTAGAATGACAGGATTTGCTGATATGATACAGCTTACTCATTTGAAATTGCAACAAGTTTTAGCTAGAACAGTTCCTGATGGTGTATATTTAGATGTTGATGGTTTAGCTGAGGTTGATTTAGGCAATGGCACTAATTACAATCCTGCTGAGGCGTTGAATATGTATTTTCAAACTGGTAGTATATTAGGTAGATCATTAAACCAAGATGGAGGTATGAACTCTGGTAAAGTGCCAATACAAGAATTGCAAACTAGTTCTGGTGGTGCTAAAATGCAAAGCCTTATACAGACTTATCAATATTATTTACAAATGATAAGAGATGTGACCGGCTTAAACGAAGCTAGAGATGGAAGTGTTCCTTCAAAAGATAGTTTAGTAGGATTACAAAAACTAGCTGCAGCTAATTCTAATACAGCTACTAAACACATAGTTCAAGCATCGTTATATTTAAGCGCTAAGACTTGTGAGAATATAGCTCTTAGAATATCTGATGCTTTAGAATATCCATTAACTAGAGAAGCTTTAAGGTCTAGTATAAGTTCTTATAACGTGGGCACTTTAGAAGACATGTATAAGCTTAACTTGTTTGAGTTTGGTATATACTTAGAAATGGTGCCGGATGAGGAAGAAAAGCAAGTGCTAGAGCAAAACATACAAGTGGCTCTTAAAACTCAGTCTATAAATCTTGAAGATGCTATAGAAATAAGGCAAATACACAACTTAAAATTAGCTAATCAAGTTCTTAAAATAAAAAGACGTAAGAAAGCTCAACAAGATCAAGCAGCTGCTCAAGCTAATATACAAGCTCAAGCTCAAGCAAATGCTGAAGCAAGTGAAAGATCTGCTATGGCTGAAATGCAAAAACAACAAGCTTTAGCTGAGACTACATTACAAATAGAAAAAGGTAAATCAGAGTTTGATATAAATAAAGCTAGACAAGAAGGTCAAATAAAAAGAGAATTAATGCAAGCTCAGTTTGAATTTGACAGGCAATTAAAGCAAATGGAAATAGATAGGCTTATGGCTAAAGAAGAGCTTATTGAAGATAGAAAAGATAAAAGAACTAAAATTGAGGGCACTCAACAAAGTGAAATGATAAATCAAAGAAATTTGAATTTACCACCTATAGATTTTTCTACAGGTGACCAAGCAAGTGATTCTATACCAGAAGGTATATTATCATAATTATTAACTATTATATTATATTATGTCAGAAGAAATAAAAGAAGCACCTACGGGTGAATTATCTCAAGGTGACTTTAAAATAAAAAAGAAACCTAAGAAATTAATAAACAAAGAACCTATCGCTAAAGTAGACTTCAATAAAACTGAAGAAAAGATAGAGCCGTCTATAGTAAAAGTAGACTTAAAAGAAGATAAAGTAGAAGAAGATAAAGTAGAAGAAACAACAGAGCAAGCTCCTATAATACAAGAAATAACAGAGCAAGAAGAAAAAATACAAGAGGAAGTAAAAGAAACTGTTGAGGAATATAAAGAAGCAAAGAAAGATGAAGAAGTTTTAGGCAAGCCACTACCAGAAAATATAGAAAAATTAGTTTCTTTTATGGAAGAAACAGGTGGTGACATTAACGATTACGTTAGACTAAACACTGATTACTCAAAAGTAGACGATAATACTTTATTAAGAGAATACTACAAAAATACTAAACCACATCTAGATGATGAAGAAATATCTTTTATAATGGAAGATAGTTTTAAAATTGACGAAGATTTGGACGAAGAGCGAGATATAAAGAAAAAGAAACTCGCTTATAAAGAAGAAATTGCTAAAGCCAAAAACTTTTTAGAAAGCACGAAGAGTAAATATTACGACGAGATCAAGTTGAGACCGGGCGTTACTCAAGAGCAACAAAAAGCTATGGACTTTTTCAATAGATACAACGAGAACAAAAAACTCGCAGCTGACAAGCATAAGCAGTTTGTTGAAACTACTAAAGAGTATTTTACTAAGGATTTCAAAGGTTTTGAGTTTAACTTAGGTGATACGAAGTTCAAGTATAATATAAACAACACTGATGAGGTAATCGATCAACAGTCTGACCTAGAAAAATTTGTTGGGAAGTTCCTAAACAAAGAAGGAAGGATAGAAGATCATGTAGGTTACCACAAAGCCATGTATGCTGCTAGAAACGCCGACACGATAGCTAAACATTTTTATGAGCAAGGCAAAGCCGATGCTGTAAAAGATGTAGTTAATAAATCAAAAAATATAGAAACAGCTTCACGTCCACAAAACAATGAAGATATTTTTATTAATGGATTTAAAGTAAAAGCAGTTTCAGGAGTAGATAGTTCAAAGTTGAAAATTAAAACAAATAAAAAATAAAACTAAAAACTAAAAAATGAGTTTATCTGGAGGGAGTTTCCCTGCGTCAATAGTGCCAGCGCAAAAGAAAATGGCATTAGAAACAAACTTTCTAGAGTTTAATACTGGCTCAGGAAAAGATTTTGCTCAGCAATATCTACCTGAATTGTATGAAGCTGAAGTAGAAAGATACGGAAATAGGACTTTGTCTGGTTTCTTGAGAATGGTAGGAGCTGAAATGCCTATGACTTCTGATCAAGTTATTTGGTCTGAACAAAATAGACTTCACGTTGCTTACAAAGGTTTAGCTGCTAACATTACAGTAGCTGGAGCTCCAAATGTAGGACAATTTACCATAACACCTTCATTAGTAGGAACAGGGCTTGGCGGTGCAAACCAAACTAAGCATGCTATTAGAGCTAATCAGACAATATTAATTTCTGATCAAGCTACTGGTTTAGTTACAGCTAAATTGTTAGTTACTGATGTAACTGACACTACTGTTGTTTGTTCTTTATATGGTGGTAATGTATTACCAGCTGGTTTAGTAGGTACACAAAACGTAAACATATTTGTTTATGGTGCTGAATTTAAAAAAGGTACTAATGGAATGGTTGGTTCTATAGAGCCAAATTTTACTCAGTTTTCTAATAGACCTGTAATAATTAAAGACACTTACCAAATCAATGGTTCTGATACTGCTCAAATTGGGTGGGTTGAAGTAGCTACTGAAGATGGAACTTCTGGATATTTATGGTATCTAAAAGCTGAGTCTGAAACTAGATTACGTTTTGAAGATTATCTTGAAATGATGATGGTTGAAGGTGAAGATGCTAAAACAACTGCCGGTGCTGCTACTCACTTGAGTGCTGCTGGTTACGAAGGTTCTGAAGGTATGTTCGCTGCTATTGAAAATAGAGGTAATATATATTCTGGCTTCGCTGGAGCTGCTGCTCCTGGTGCTGGTGCTTTAGGTGATTTTGATGAAATACTTAAAAACCTAGACAAGCAAGGTGCTATTGAAGAAAACATGTTATTCTTATCTAGAGCTACTGCTCTTGATTTTGATGACATGATTGCTGCTATGGCAGGTGGAGGTTATGCTTCTACTGCTTCTGCTTCTTATGGTTTATTCGATAACGAAGCTGAAATGGCACTTAATTTTGGATTTTCAGGATTTAGAAGAGGTTCTTATGACTTCTACAAGACTGACTGGAAATATCTAAATGATGCATCTACAAGAGGATTAGACAAAGAGATTGACGGTGTTTTAGTTCCTGCTGGAACTTCTACAGTGTATGATCAAATGTTAGGTTCTAATATTAGACGTCCTTTCCTACACGTAAGATATAGAGCTTCTGAAACTGAAGATAGAAGATTCAAAAACTGGATTACTGGTTCAGTAGGTGGAGCTTACACTTCTGATTTAGATGCTATGACTGTAAACTTCTTATCTGAAAGATGTTTAGTAACTCAAGCTGCTAATAACTTCGTGTTATTTAAAGGAGCTTAATTAATTATTAACATTTAAAAAATAAGAAAAATGGGATATATATCATTCTTAAAAGCAAGCGGTGAAGTAGATTTACTTCCTGCTGAAAACATAATACACGTAGGAACTGCTAGTGCAACTGAAATCAATATTGATTATGCACCTGCATTTGGTACTGGTATTCATATGAGAGCTGAAGTTACATATGCTTCTACAAGTGGAGTTACTGATCCTGATGTAAGGAAAAAAGTAAACGCTGCTATTGAAAAAGCTAATGGAACTTCTGGTCCTGCTATACCTGTTGGTTTACCAACTTTGGTAACTAGCGTTGATATTGAAAAAGTAACAATATCGTAAACTATATATAAAAGATCCCGCTTCGGCGGGGTCTTTTTTAATTATTATATTATATTATATTATGGAAACAAAGAAAAAGAAAGCTCCTGCTCCCAAGCAAGAGGTTAAAAAAGATACTTGGGAATATAAAGATAGAAATTATTATCTTTTAGGAAACAAAAATCCTCTAACTTACACTTTACCTAGTAGACATAACTCTAGGTACCCTTTAGTAACTTTTGACGAAAGAGTAGGTTATGAAAGAGAATTAAGATATGCTACTAATCAAAAAAGCATATTTGTAGATGAACAAGAGGGTTCAGTTACTTTAAAACATATTGTTTTTGAAAATGGCCATTTAATGGTTCCTAAAGAAAAAAGAAACTTACAAGAGTTTTTGCATAGACATCCTCATGCTAATTTAATTTTTGCAGAATATGATAGAGTCGAAGAAGCTAAGGATGATGTACAAGATTTAGAACTAGAATTAATAGCTATGAACGCAGCTATGGACATGGACGTAGATTTTGCCGAAGCAATACTTAGAGTGGAAGTTGGATCAAGTGTTTCTAAATTAAGTTCAAAAGAGCTAAAAAGAGATTTACTATTGTTTGCAAAAAGAAATCCACAATTATTTATTGAATTAGCTAATGACGAAAATGTTCAACTTAGAAATTTTGCTATTGTAGCTACTGAATCTAATATAATTAAACTTTCAAGTGATAATAGAACTTTTACATGGGCTAGTAATGATAGAAAGCTTATGAATGTTCCTTTTGATGAAAACCCATACTCAGCTATGGCCGCATGGTTTAAAACTGATGAAGGTCTTGAAGTTTATAGATCTATTGAGAAAAAACTAAAATAACAAGTGATTATAAATAAGGGTGGTTTACGCCACCCTTTTTTTTAAAATATTTAAAATGGCATTAAAAGTAAATGACGTATATACGACAGTATTAAGTATTCTTAATAAAGAACAACGTGGTTATTTAACTCCTTATGAGTTTAATAAGATAGCTACGCAAGTTCAATTAGAGGTATTTGAAAAGTTTTTTGAAGACTATAACCAGTATATACGTATGCCTAAAACAAGTGTAGAATTCGCCTCACGCATGGATCATATAAGGGAAGAGTTTCAAGTTTTTGAAAAAAGTGCTGATGCGAGCAATCACGCCGCCAATGTTTATACACAGCCTACAGATCTACACAGATTTGGTTCTGCATCATGGAACAAAGGTAAAAACTCTCCACCAATAGAAATAGTTAGTAACAGAAGTTATAATCAATTAAAGTTATCACCACTTACTCAACCAAGTAATGACTTTCCAGTTGCTAAATATAGCGGCGATAAACTAACTGTTTTTCCTAATCCAAGTACTCACGCAAATGGAGATGTTACTTTTAATTATATAAGAAAACCAGCTGATGTTGTATGGGCATATACTGTTAACCCAACACTTGGTAATTACATATTTAACGACACACCTGGCGGAGGTGCTAGCGTAATACCTACCAGTGGTTTTCAAGATTTTGAAATAAGTGAATCACAACAAACAGAAGTTGTAATAGCTATATTGAAATATGCTGGCGTAGTTATAAGAGACCCGCAAATAGTTCAAGCTGCTTCTAGTGAACTTGCACAAACTGAAGCTAATACTAAAAGATAAAATATGTCACTAATAAACGAAACAAACGCACAATATTATTCTGGACAACAAGCTTTTATTGGTGATGGCGTAGAACAAAATTTTACATGTACGTTCAACACTGACTTAACCGATACTAACTTTACAGTTAAAATAGACAATGTACTTACAACTGCTTTTAGTAGAACAGGTAACGTTATTACTTTTAACGCTCCACCTGCTAATTTAAAAACCATAGTAGTTCAACTAGATCAAGCTTCTATAGACGCTAACTATGGTAACTACGAATATATAAGTTTAAAAGACATTATAAACAATTTTATGGTAGCATATGTAGGTATGGATAAGTTAATACCTAGAGCTAGCAGAAGTGACGTTATATTTCACGCAAAAAGAGGGTTACAAGAGTTTAGCTATGACACATTAAAAAGTATTAAATCTCAAGAACTAACTATACCACCTAGTCTAAGCTTGGCTATACCACAAGATTATGTTAATTATGTTAGATGTTCTTGGGTAGATGATTCAGGTGTACAACACATAATATACCCTGTCAATAATCTAACTACATCTCCTACCGAACTACTAATACAAGACGTAGATGGCGTACCTACTCAAAATGTAGATGGTAAAAATAATTTAGCAGATCAGTCTGAAGTTGAAAAAAGATGGAATACTAAAAATGTTAATGACATATCTGGGCTTATTGATGAAGATAATACAGATGTATACAGCTATGATTGGTGGAAGTTGAATTTTGGTCAAAGATATGGGCTAGACCCTCAGTATACGCAGCAAAACGGATATTTTCAAATAAACGAAAGAACAGGTAGTTTTACTTTTTCTAGTGACTTAGCTAACAAACTAATAGTAATAGAATATATCTCAGATGGATTAGCTTATGACATGGATTCTAAGGTGCCTAAGATGGCCGAGGACGCATTATATGCGCATATTAATCATTCTATATTAGCTTCAAGATCTAACACTCCAGAATACATAGTTAACAGGTACAAGCAAGAGAGGTTTGCTAAACTAAGAAACGCTAAAATAAGATTATCTAATTTAAAATTAACTGAAATAACTCAAGTATTCAGAGGTAAATCTAAATGGATTAAACATTAAATATGGCTGAAGTAAAAAATAACTTTGTTAAGTCTAAAATGAACAAAGACCTAGATGATAGGTTGTTGTCTAATGGCGAATATAGAGATGCTCAGAACGTCAATGTAAATAGATCTGAAGGTGAAGATGTTGGTGCTTTAGAAAACGTTTTAGGTAACAAATTATTTACCAACTTTGGATTAAGTAATGTAGCTAATTTAGAAATAATAGGTTATTTAGAGGACGACACCAACAATAGAGCTTTTTTTATAGCTACTAATTATACAGATTTTTCAGATGATACATTAAGTAATCCTGCCCCATACGGCGCGGCATGCTACATATTAATGACGGATCTATCTAATAATACTAGTCAAATACTTGTAGAAGGTAGATTTTTAAATTTTTCAAAAACTCATCCTGTCTTTGGAATTAATTTGGTAGAAGATCTTTTATTTTGGACTGACAATAGAAATCAACCTAGAAAAATAAACGTAAAAACAGCTATAACTAGTAGTAACTACTACACTACTGAGGACCAAATATCTGTTGCTAAATACTACCCTTACTTAGCTCCATTCATGTATGACACTTTATCTTTAACAGGTGTTACTACTGATGGTACTGTAAATTGCACTAGCTCCACAGCTAATCCTACTACTCTTAGAGCTGGCATGCAGATACTAACGCCTACTAACTTCGCTGAAGTAGCAGCTAAACCAGTGTTTATAGTTTCTGTCAACTATGCTACTACAGGATCTGGAGTTGGAGACTTTGTAGTATCCCAACAGCTTAGTGCTGGAACAAATGATTTTACATTTATATATCCAACTTCTCAAAATAGAACTGACGAATTTATAACTCCTAGTAGCAGTGCAAAATTTGACAGCATAACTGCAAATGGTAGCAATTGGGATGTTACTTTTACAGATCCTACAACTAGTCAGTCTTTAATAGCTGGAATGAAAGTAACTTGTCCAGGTAAAATAGAAGAAGAAGTTTTAACTGTAGGACCACAACCAGGCTCTAGCACGGTTACTATAAACAAAAACATAACTTCAAGTCCTAATAGTGTTTTTGCTGGAGATATATTACAGTTTGCATATCCTAACCCAAACTACACTAGCACATGGCCAGGTGACAAAGAACTTTTAACAGATAAGTTTGTTAGATTTGCTTATAGGTTTAAATTTGATGATGGTGAATATTCTGTTATATCTCCATTTACTCAACCTGCGTTTATACCAAAACAAGATGGTTATATAATATCAGAGCCAACTACTAATGAACCTACAGAATACTCTAATCAAGAAGAAGCTATCGGTGCTTCTACTATAATAAGCTTTTTTGAAAACAAAGTAGACGATGTTACTATAAGAATAAACATGCCTTATCTAGTTAATCAGTTAGTAGATAAATTAAAAGTGTCAGAGATAGACATTTTATACAAAGAGTCTGATGGTTTAGCTATACAAGTTTTAGAAACAATACCTGTCTCTGATGCGTCTATAACTTCTAACTCTACTTATATTTACAACTACACTTATCAGTCAAGAAAACCTTTTAGAACTTTACCAGCTGCTGAAACAACTAGAGTATTTGACAAAGTACCTATTAGAGCAATGTCGCAATCTTCTGTTGGTAATAGAATAATATATGGTAACATAATAGACAAACACTCTCCTCCTGAAAATATAAACTACAGCGTTAGCGCTAGCCCTAAGTATCCTGTAAACAATACAAATACATCGTATACTACAGTATCAACGCCTAACCATACACTTAAACAAAATAGAACATATCAATTAGGCATAGTTTTAGCAGATAGATATGGTAGACAATCAGACGTAGTATTGTCTTCTCTTAGTAGCTTTCAATATTCTCAAAGTGGTAGTACTGAAACTTTTGATGGTTCTACAGTTTTTCATCCTTATCCTTCTAGAACAGACGCAGAGTCTAAAGGTATACCTATAGGAGCGTTAGGTAAAGGTTGGTTTGGTGATTCTTTGAAAGTGTTATTCAACGAAAAAATACCAAGCTCAATTATTAACAGTGATAATGCTCCTGGTTATCCAGGTTTATACAAAAGTGGTGTATATAGCGCAGTGGTTCCTAATGCTGTTGTAGATAGTCCTACTATAGTTGTTAGTAGTATAGATCAAAATATAGCTGTTGGTGATATAATAAACGCTTCAGGTACAATAGTTAGCATAATAGCTATAAATAGTGGCACTAATACTATAACTGTTTCAGCTAATGTAAGTATAGACGCTGGAAAAAGTATAGTAATACATGGCCCTGAAAATAAACTTGGTTGGTATTCTTATAAAATAGTAGTTAAACAACAAGCTGAAGAGTATTATAATGCTTATTTAGCAAATATATGTTCTATTCCTACAACCACAACATATAACGCAACTTCTAATAACACTAATGGGGTAACTACTTCTAGTATAACTGTAACTGACGTTAATGATATAACCGGTGTTAAAGTTGGAGATGAAGTGACTGGTCCAGGTATAACAGTTCCTATACCACCAAACCCTGCGGGTAGTGCTTTGCCAGCTAAAATAACTAACGTAAATGGAGCTATTTTAACATTAGATATACAAATAACTATAAATCCTAATCAAGCTATAGTAATAAAAACACCTTCAATAGCTGCGTCACCATACATAAGTGATCAATCTTTTTATACAACATTAATAAGTGATAATGTAAATAAAATACCTGCAGATTTAGAAGAAGTACAACCTGAGCAAACACAGTTCAGAACTAGCGACGTGGTTTTATATCCTAGAGTAACAGGAGGTGATTATGTTTTTAATAATAAAAGCTATAACAGTCAAAGATATTTAGGAACTAAATTTGCCACAGCTAGCACTATAGGTAAGATAACAGATCTTGGGTTACAAAAACTTAATACTCTAGCTAGTGGAGAGACTGTTGATGTAACGCCTATAGAATCACCTGGTCTTTTTCAAGCGCAAACTAATCCTCCAACTGCTATACTTTTAGCTGACGGATTAACTATAGGTGGTAAGCCTAGTGATCCTTTAAACTTTAGTGTATTAGAAATAAAACCACCTGAGTCTAGATTAAATATATTTTATGAAACTTCTACAAGTGGATTAATATCAGAATTAAACGATGCTATAGAAGCTGGTCCAACCTCATCAGAACAACAGCCTGAAGCACCATCATCTCCAGATTAAATAATATGTCAAAAATAATAGAAGTAGAATTTTTTAATTCATATTGGTTAAAGTCTTTGAAAGCACAAAATGCAGATACTGTTAGAGGGTTTCCTAAAGCACATCCTGGTATAGCATACCCAGGTGGTTTAGCATTAGGTTTTAGCACTAGAAATTATTACATAGAAGAAAGCAGAATAAGAGGTGGTTTTAACAATGTATCTACCGATAAAGGTGTTAGAGCTTATTTAGACGAGCAATATCCTTTACAACAAAATAGAATAAATACTCTTATATATTCTGGTATTTATAATTCAAGAACTGGTATAAACCAAACTAACGTATTCTCAACAGCAGATAACATAACCAAATCCTTGGATCCAGAACATGGTAGTATACAGAAAACTTACGCTGAAGATACTAACTTAATAGTATTTCAAGAAAACAGAATACATAGGGCCTTAATAGATAAAGATACTATATACACTACTGAAAGCGGTACACAAACACAAGCTGCCGCAGCTGTCATAGGGCAGTTTGTACCTTATAAAGGTGAGTATGGAATAAGTAAAAATCCAGAATCATTTGCAATATATAACTATAGGAAGTATTTTTCTGATAAAAACAGAAATGCAGTAATGAGATTATCAAACGATGGCTTAACTGAAATAAGCATGTATGGTATGATGGATTGGTTTAGAGATAATTTAGCTGAAGTAAAAGATGAGTTTGAAACTAAAACAACTACTAGCACAGTGGTAAGTGGAGGTGCTATAACTACAACCTCTATAGTTGTTACACCTGCTGCTAATAATATACCTCCATCAGAAGGTATGTCTATACAAGGCCAAACAGGTGGTTATATAACAAGTGTAACAGAGTCTAGTGGTAATTATACAGTATTATATTCTAAACTTTTTTCACCTGCTATAACTGGTCAATGTGTTTTTGAATATAAAACTAGAGGTAGAGTAATAGGCGGTTGGGATATACATAATAAAAATTACGTTATATCTTTACAAAAAACAACTAATCAAGTGTCTACTACTTCTGATTATCAAACTGTTACTTTTGATGAGAGTATAAATGGCTGGGTAAGTTTTTTAACATTTAAACCTAATTTGTTGTTTAGTGTTTTAAATAAAACATATACAACTCAAAATTCAGATCTTTACCAGCAATATGATACAACTGTTGCTAACAATAGAGGCTTGTTTTACGGTGTTAGATCTGCATCTAGCGTTACGTTTGTATTAAACCCTAATCCTTCCACTGTTAAGAATTTTAAAACTATAAGCTATGAAGGTAGCAATGGTTGGGAAATGAAGTCTTTTAAATCTGGTTTTACTGGTCAAGACATTAACGTAGCTGGTAATCCTAGCTTTATACAAAGCAGAGACACTACAAAGCCTGTATTAAGTTATGATGAAGGATTATACACGGATCCTGTTGGGCAAACAATAAGAACTGGTTTTGATAGAAAAGAAAATAGATATGTAGCTAACTTAGTGTCTAATTCACCCGCCGCTGCAGGCGAAGTAATATATGGAGCGGACGTAACTGGTATTAAAGGTTATTTTGCTACTGTTAAAATAGAAACAGACGATACAACTGATCTAGGTGGAGCTAAAGAACTTTGGTCTTCTGGATCTAATTTTGTAATATCGTCTTATTAAATTAAATTAAATGGAATTAAACGTAAGAAATCTTACAGATGAAGATTACCCTACACTTGTAAAGTGGTGGAAAGACTGGGGATGGGATCCAGTACCTAAAGATATGTTACCTGACAACGGTATAGGCGGTATTATGGTGCAGCAAGAAGATAGGCCAATTATAGCTGGTTTTTTATATTGGAGTAATTCTAATGTAGTCTGGTTTGACTGGATAATATCTAATAAGCAAAGCGGTAGAATGACTAGAGCTAAAGCTTTAATATATTTGATAAATACAGTAGAAGAAATGGTTAAACAAGCTGGTAAAAAATATATAATAACTGTTAGTGATAATAAAAGTTTAATATCAACTTTTAAAAAGAAATATTGGAATGTGGATAAAGATCCACTTTATAAGATTATTAAAAAAGTATAAACATGGGTTGTAGAGACAAACAAGACGAAGCATTAATTAAACAAGAAAACGCAGAAAAAGCAGAGCAAGATAGAATGAAATCAGACTTTGATAAAGCTAGAATTATCAAAGAAAGACAAATGAATAACTTACTTAAGAATAGACAAGCTATAGTTAATCCATATTCAGGTTTAACTAATGAAATGGCTAATCTAGGAGTAGCTAATAAAGCTGCTGAGTTTCAAGCTGAGCAATCAGATATAGCTTTAGCAAATACTTTAGACGCTATGAGAGCTAGTGGTGCTGGCGCTGGTGGTGCTACTGCTTTAGCTCAAGCCGCGCTTCAAAGTAAAAAAGGTATTGCTGCATCTCTACAACAACAAGAAGCTGCTAATCAAAAGGCTGCTGCACAAGGGGCTCAAGATCTAGCTAAAATGAAAGCTACTGGCGAACAGCAAAGATTTGCCGCTCAAGAAGCTAGAGATAATGCAGATATTAACCGAGCTTCTAGCCAGCTGGATGCTCTTGACAGGCAGTTTGAAAGTTCCATGGACGCATACACTAACGCCGGTATTGATTCAGTATAATAAATAAAAATATGAGCTACGCTAATCCACAAGGACCAGGAACACAACAGGATAATTCTGGTATAAATACTTCTGCTATGGCAGAAAGCAGACAACGTCAACAAGCTATAGAACAACAAAGAAGAAATAGAGCAATGACAAATGCAAATGCCTTGGCTCAAGGTGTTATTAACTCTATAGGTTCTAAAAAAGAAGCTTTAAAAGAATTTACTAAAGGCCAAAAAAGAGATCAGCAAAACTTATACAACGATGTTGCTAGTTATAGTTTAGGTTATGAAGATTTTAATAAAAAGTCAGACATTTTCTTTCATGATTTAATAGACAAGTATAGTGAGATACAAGGGCATCTTAATAATGGCACTATGGTTGATGAGCAGTTAGGTAGACAAGACTTAGCTAGAATAAAAAACCTGGTTAATGTATATGGAGATGCTGTACCTAGGATGCAAAAAATAGCAGCTGCTATAGAGCAAGCTTCAAATGATCCAGATAGTCCACAGTTAAGCATTACTGGTGCACCACCAGAGCAAATGCAAATCATAACTAAAATAGTCAATGGTGATAACATAGACATAATTCAAGATGGTGATAGCATAATACTTAAAGACCCAGACAATGGAGCTATATTAAATGTTGCAGAGTTTAACAAAGCTTTTGCTAACAACAAGAATCCTTATTTAAAATATGAAGCAGACGTTGAAAAACCTTTACAAACAGCGTTTACCAACTATATGAAGGATGATGAAAATCAATTCACTAGCTTGTTCACTACGCCTGTGACTAGGCAAAATAAAAATGGCGACGACGTAGAGATAACTACTATGACACTAGAACAGCAAAATAATTTAAAAAATGCTATGATAGGTCCTATTAACAAGTCTACAGGATTGCCTCAAGGTCAGTTTACAGATTTGATACGTTTAGAAGGTGAAAGCATATGGGAAGATATAATGGATGGAGGTAGAGGTTATAAAGACTTTGATGGCGAAGACGAAGATGTATCTGTTGAATGGTTTGCTGGTAAAAATAGTATACCGGTACCTGGTGATAAAGAGTTTCCACTGTATAAGAAGCAATACGATGTGATGTTAAACTACTTATCTACTCGAGCATTGGAAGATAATGCTGCTGCAGAAGGTATAGAGTTAGATACTTCAATGCCAGATGATAATGAAAATAAAGATGGCGAAGAAAAACCTTTAACTCAGCAAGAGTTTAATAGAAAATGGAATACATTAAAACCAGGTGAATCATTAGTTGGGCCTAACGGTGTAGAATATACTAAAAAATATACAGATTTTAATAAAAAGCAAATATCATAATGAGCGAATTTATACCACCACAAGACGCTATAGTTAAAGAAGAAACTAAAGAAGAAATAGATTTTATTCCACCAGCAGACGCTGAGGCAGATGAAACTGTAGAGGTGGAAAAGAAGTCGGATCCGAAGACTCAGTCCCCAGCTACGGATCCAAAAGATGGGGAGTCCAGCTCGGAAGATTCTTTATCGGAGTTATCTCCGGATAAGTTAGGTAAAAATAAAACCAAGAAGCCAAGTGTTGTAACTGTGACTGGCAGCGATGAGATAAATGAAGGTGACTATGAAGTTGTAGAAGAACTAGATGTCTCTAAACTTAAACAAGAAGATCTAAGCAAAGTATTTAAAAGAAGTCAAGAAGATCCAGAGAATTTAAGTAGAACACAGCAAGATATAAATGATTCAAAAGGTGAATTAGT